ATAAAGTTAGCGAACAAGTATCAAAGGTTGCAACATCTTTTGATTTATCAAGGGAAGATCAAAGTGGAGAATTTATAGCATGGTGGCTAGATAAGTATCGTAAATGCCATAATAAAGTTAAAGAAGTATTACAAGAGAAACTAAACATCGAAGATACAATTTTACAAGAAGTATCAGAGAGCATAGGTTTTATATTTTATCAATATCTTACCCCACAAGGGAGATATATGCATTATGCTGATGAAGATTCAGATCCGACTCCGTTTCCATTTAACAGTATTATAGATGATAAGCTAGAGTTAGATACACGAAAAAATATCTTAGGATTGAGTAGAAGAACAGAAGCCATCTTTAAGCGGAACATGCAGCAAGTAATTAATACTACAGATCTTGGAGATACTGCTCATAAAGAAAATCTAGTTACAGATCATTTTTATTATAAGAGATTAAAAGAAAACCACGCTGAAGTAAATGAAGTTATTGGTGTTGTATTAGGTGGAGCTTATAATCTGCTAACATGGCTTACTACAAATAAGGTGAGTAATAAGCAAAAAATAGTACCAGGGGTTTTTGAGTTAGTAGTTGAAAACTCTAAAGAAGAAGTTGATCTACTTTTAAATAAAATCGAAACTCTTAAGAGACCGTTTAGTATGAGTATACTTAAGTAATCTTATCTGGTTCAGCAACTTCCCCGTTAACATCAATTACAGTCTTATCATTTATGAGCCTTGCCATAATTTCCTCTCTACTCATAGTTAACGCATGACTTTGGTCAGATGTCTGAAGCTCTCTCCTAGACTCGATATCCATTTTCTTAGAAGTGATTGTAGTATTTGTCTTCTTGTCCTGTATGACAATTTTGTTTAATGTCTCAATAGCTCCTGAAGAGGCTTTAATTAATTCTGCTAGAGAAGATATATTTTCTGCTTCTGGCATATGATGTACGACTTCTTTCATGTTATCTATTAACTCTAAACTATCTTGGATTAGTTTACAAGACTTGTTAATAACAAACTCCTCTACATCCTCTTTACTTAGCTCTGGGTACTCAGTCGCAGCCCGCTCTAACATCTTACTATCTGTAGGTAGATTTTTTAATTGAGAAATTAAATCATCTGGATCAATATCATCCATAAAAGTATTTACTTGAAATATCTAAATTATACACTATATTTAATGTATATGAGTAACACGGAACAAGATATCAAGATGTCCTTTGTAAAGACACACCCTGACGCACAACTACCAGCACGAGCACATGCAAGTGACTCAGGATATGATGTATGTAGTGTTGAAGATGCTATTGTTCCTGGCAGAGGCTCGGTTGTTGTTCCTGTTGGTCTAACACTTGGCTACCTTACAAAGGGCTGGTGGTTTCGTGTTGAACCGCGCAGTGGTCTAGGGTTTAAGCACAACCTACAACCTCATCTAGGGATTATTGATAACGGATACAGAGGAGATTTAGGTATAAAGTTATATAACTTTAGTGATGCTAATATTACTTTAACTAAAGGTACTAAGATTGCACAACTAGTATTATATCCTCACGTTGTAGCTGAAGTAAGTTATATAGAAGAAGCTATGGATGCAGATCGAGGAGATGCAGGATTTGGCTCTACAGATAAATGACAATTTCTGATATTTGGTGCGAAAAATATAGGCCTAGTACTTTAGATGAAATAGTACTAGATAAGTCTACTCGCAATTATTTTACTAAAGTAAGAGAAGAGGAGAGTGTTCCTAATGTATTATTTGTAGGTAGACCTGGTATTGGAAAAACTACTCTCGCTAAAGTTATAGTTAATGACTTATTGAAATGTCAGTATCTTTATATTAACGCTTCTGATGAGAATGGAATAGATACAATCCGTACGAAGGTTTTAAATTTCGCTCAAACAAAGAGCTTATTTGGAAATATTAAAATTATTATTCTAGATGAGTGTGATGGGTTGTCTCTAGATGCTCAAAAGGCTCTCAGAAATTCTATAGAAGAATATCATGATCTAACTCGATTTGTATTAACTGCTAATTACAAACATAAAATAATACCAGCGCTACAAAGCAGATGTCAAGTATTTGATATTAACTATGATAAGACTGAATATATGTCTAAGTTAATATCTATAGTAAAATCTGAAAATGTAAAAATTAATAAAGAGCAATTTACTACTATTACTAATACATGCTATCCAGACTTTAGAAAAGGAATTAATGCCTTACAGAAATACTTCTTATCAGATGGTAAAGATAAAAATGTATTTAATTCAAAAGAATTCTTTGATGGGTTAGATGATCTACTTACAAATAAAAAGTATACCTTAATACGTAAACATATAATTGAACATGAATCATTGTTTAATAATGATTACGATGAATTGTTTAAACATTTGTTTGATTATATATATCAATCCTCAATAACTGAAGACAAAAAGCGAGACTGTCTAATTACAGTCTCGAGATATTTTTATCAGAATAGTCAGTGTATAGATCAGGAGATCAACTTCTATTCTTGTATCTTAGATTTACGTGTTTAAGTACCGTTCAGTGCTTAACTTGTAATCTCCATCTGGAACATGGGTCTGCTGACCAATATCGATAGTAGGGTCTTCAACTTCTTCAGGTTTTAGGGTAGATTTATCTTCCTGATCATTTGATGGATCCTTCTGTGTTGCTCTAGCTTCATCTTTACCAAGAGTAAGTTCAAGAAGCTGAAGAGGTAAGGACAAGCTCTGTTGATAAAAACCAGGAGCATACTCTACAACAATATCAGCAAACTGATCATTAAACCCTTCATCTTTACCGGGGATGGTTTTTGCAGGGTTCTTATATAGCTCTCTTTATTGTCGAAAGCATGAGGGGTTTCCCCTGCTCAGCTAAAGTTATAATCTCTTCAACATATGCTTTACGAGACTCGCTTAACTCTTTATACCAATCAGATGATTTGAGGCTACTCGCGAACTTCACATAATCTCCAGCAATAGGTCCGGATTTTACAAACTGACCAATCTGTTCCTCGAATAATTTATCAAACTTACTCATTTAAATTATTTATTCTTTTAAGCACCTATAAATTAAATAATTATAGATGGCTATTAAATTAGATATACTCAAAACCGCAAAGAATACTGATAGTTCTCGCTCATATTCATATGCAGATCTACATTTAGACATTGAACTTAGTAGCCATACATCAGATAAACCTGTTGGTGCTAGTAAAAATGCACAAGATTTAAAGCTAAGCTATGATGAGAATGCAATTTATAATTCAATAAGAAACATCTTTAATACAAAGAAAGGTCAAAAAATACTTTCACCGACATTTGGGTTAGATCTAGAACAGTACCTATTTGAAAACATTTCTAAAGAAAATGGTGAATTAATAGGCACTACAATTTTTGAAGAGTTATCGCTATACGAACCTAGGATTGTAGTAGATAATGTGGATATTATTGCTCGACCAGATCAGAACGAATATAAAATTAGCATATCTATAACAATACCGTCCTTAAATAATAAAAAAGGGACGGCTAATGGTTTATTAACAACAACAGGATTTAGTTATTCATAAAATGGCAAAATTTACACAATTCGACTTACCGACAGACGCATATGCGAGCTTTGATGCTCAAAGCTTAAGAGATCTAATTATATCTAGAATTAATAACGACACCACTATTAATTTTACAGATCAGAACTTTGAAGGTAGTAATATTTCTGCCCTAATAGATATAATTTCATATTCGTATCATACATTACTGTTTTATTTAAATCAAACTAGTTCAGAGAGTAACTTTAACGATGCAGAGTTATATGAAAATGTAAACCGTATAGTTAAACTTATTGATTATAAACCTGTAGGGAAACAGTCAAGTGTTTTACCAATAGAAATAAAAGGTACATCTGACATGTCCGTGGGGTATTATACAGTACCAAAATTTACATTCGCATCTGCTGGAGGAAAAACATTTACATTTACTCAAGATCTTACGTTTGAAAAGGTAACATCAGAAACTGAGACAATAACAGCAACAGGAAATCAATTATTATATGAAGGCACTATAGAAGAGTATCCAATTATTACCCCTATAGGAGAGAAATTTGAAACTATAAGCTTACTACCTGGTGGAGATATTATAATTGACCATTTTAATATTTTTGTATATGTAAAAGAAATAAATGAAGAAAATAAATGGTACACCTGGAAGAGAGTTCCAAGTATCTACTTATCAAATGCAAATGAAAGAGTGTTTGAAATTAGATACAATGAGAATAAGACTTATGAACTTAAGTTTGGTAATAGCGTTAATGGTAAGAAGTTAACCCAAGGAGATCAAGTAGCTATTTACTACCTTAAATCAACAGGGGTAGATGGGAAGGTCACTAAGAGTACATTTGTAGATAACAATATTAATGTATATAATACAGCTCAATATGATTTAATATTTGCAGATGTAAAGGATACATCTTTAAATCATCTTACAGTTGCTACTGCAATAAATGTTAACGTTAATAACACAGAAGATAGTACAGACTTTGGTGAAGAAGAAAAGGTATCAGAAATAAAACAAAACGCACCGAGATTTTTTAGTTCAGAATATAAGTTAACTACTAAAGGAGATTATAAAAGCTTTATACAACGAAACTATAAAAACTTAATATACGACGTTACTGTACAAAATAATAGTGACTACACTAACGGATATTTAAAATATATTAACGATGAGTTAGGTCTTACAGACTATACTCTAGATACTAATGCTTTATTCAATCAATACTATTTTGCAGATAGTGCTGATGTAAATAATATATACTTAACTATTGTTCCTAACTTACGTAAAAATAAAACAGTAGTCACGAGATCAAATTATCTATCAAACGCTTTAAAAGAGAAAATAAGAAGCGAAATTGAAGACTACAAGTTACTTAACAGCGAGATTGCGTTTATTGATCCTGTTTATTTGAATTTAGATTTATCATTAACCTTTTCTGGAGAAAAAAATAAGACATCATATAAAGACTATACTGAGTTACATATACTACGCAATGCTCGTACTCTTGTAAATGAAGAGGATTTAAAAACAAAAGTCTTTAATATTATTACAAAGTATATTGATACTATTAAGCTTGGAGATGTAATAGATGTTAGATATTTAAATAATGAAATAGAAAAAATACCTGGCCTAGAAGAAATAAAAACAGTAAGAACGGATTTAGATAAAAGTATCCCGGGACTTTCATTATGTATATATAACCCAATATACAACGGTAGAGATATTAAAGATATAGATACTAGATATAAACTAAAACCATACCAAATACCATATATTGAAAACTCGATATTATTTAAAAATAAAATTAAAGTAAAATCTACAGTTACTAACAAACGCGTTGTTGAATATTAATGGCCAATACTACTGAAAATTGCCCACGATCTGTTGCGGTACCTATATCGGTTTCTGTTAACACGTCTGGCACAATCCCTCCTCCACTATCTGCAGTTCATTCACTCTCGTCATCACATGGTGGTTTTACGAGAATTTCCGAATTTACATTTACTGCAAAGCTTACTGGAGATTCATTGTCAATACAAGATCACTTAAGCCCTAAGATGTCTAACACAACTGCAGTATGGGATTTTGGAGATGGATATAGTTTAAGCGCTGCTAACAATATAACAACTACGCACAAGTACAGAGTACCAGGAATATACACAGCATCAATGTACTTCTATGATGGGGAAGGTAACGCTCATATTAACACATTTACTGAGAGCTTATCTATTTATAATTATCGCCCTACAGATGTTAAAATAAAAACAACTGAAACTCCTGGAACTACAGCAACAGACTCTGGGGTACAAATTCCAGCTAGTTCAAAAGATAATATCTTTAAAGTTGGTATAGTAGCGTCTTGGCAAGATATAGCCCCAGACGGTAAATACACATTGTATGTTACTGCTAGTGGTAGTAAAGCCAAGCCATATGATACTAAAAATAAATATGCTCATTTAATCCCATATAATGCATTTTATAATACTGTTGCTGGTGAGTTAATTGAGAGTGACATTGGGTTAGAATTTGAACTAAATGACCATTGGTATGTTTTATCAGCCAGTACGATCCAACCAATCGCCACATCAAAAGTAGATTACTTTAAAAGTCTCAATTACGAGCCGACATTATTAGGAGCTAGTGACACCTGGATTAAATCCGCATATTCTGCAATTACTATAGTTAATACTGTCACAACATTTACAGGTGATAATACAGATGTTAATATACCAACACCACAAATAACATATTATGATGATATTCCAAATCAAGATACTGGTGTAAAGTTATTATTTAAATTTGATACAAGTAAGCATAAAATTAAAAACTTTTATGTAGATGAAATTGATAATGATATTAATTCAAGTAAGCGAAGCTTTTTAGAATCAAACAGCGTAGGATATTACAGCACCAGCGCCACTAACAATACTCTCGAAGGTTACAATGTAAAAATTATAAGCCCAGCAGCAGTTGGTGCTTCATTTACTTCAACAGGAATGAAGGAAATGTCTGCTATTAATTATAAAAGACAAGGAGATAAATTTCAAGTGTTTATAGCAGTAGCTGATAAAGATTCAAATATATTAAAACTATATCGTGAATTCTTAAAAAAATCAACAGTTACATCTGATTATTCTTTTTATACAACTTGGTCAAGTGGAGGAGATTTACATACTAGTGTTATTAGTAGTATTAGTACAAATAAATTTCCAGATAACGCATCCACAAATGCTACTGAGCTTAGTAGTTTTCTATATCTTAATATTAACCCGTTGAGTGCTGGAACTTGGACCTTAAACATAACAGGTAATGTACCTGGTCTATCTAGTCAAAATATAGGTAGCGGAAATATTGGCATTGGTAATGTTGGGTACGGTAACGTTGGTGATGCTTCAACGAACTATTTAACAGGAGCTTACACGTTTACTGTTCTACCATCAACTAATGATGTTGAAGTATATAAAATAAACGAAGATATAGACTACTCTCAAACAATAAAGAGTTACAGATTTCAATCCTTCCTACATGAATACGATGATTTGTTCGATGGAATTTTTACATCATTCGTTGGAGAGGCAAGCTCAAGCCCAACAGTCTTCGGTAAAACAGTATTTGAGAAAATAGCTAACTTTGTTGCTAATAATAATGATGTTGATTATTGTAATATGGATAACTTACAATCATTTTATGATTTATTTAACGAAGACATAGATATCGTATTACCAACTCCACCACCAGAACTAAAACGGTTATATGATTTGTTTAGTATAAAAATAACAAAATTGTTAGGAGATTATGAACGACAGGAACAGAGCTTTAATTCAAACTTTTATACAAGCTCTGCTGATAGTAGAAATATAGACTTTAACAATAAAATAACATCCTCAACATATACTGTTACTGCTTATGCTAATTTCGTAGCAAGGCAAAGATTTAATAATGAATTTAGTTTAGTTAGACCTCAAAAGGTATGTAACAAACATGTTGTTGGAGTTGGATCTAGTATATTAGATGAATATCCATTATCTGCTTATAATGAATACAGTAACTGGGGCTGGTCATTAGATACCTCTGTATCAGGAGCAAGTGGTCTAGATGGGTTCTATGATTTCTATCCATATACTACATATGCTACAACATCCTCAAATGAAAATATTAAAAATAGTATTATAGATTTTAATAACCAGTACACAACTGTTACCCGAAGTACTTCTTCGCTAAGTGCTAGCTGGGATAATACAGGTGGGGTGATATATAAAAATTTAGATTATCAAATAAGAAAGGGCCTTAGTATATGACAATAGATTTAAATACAACTAACCCATTATCGTTTCTCGAATGGAAAGCCTATTATGAAGATATTTCTGACTCCTCTGAATTATCAATAAGATATAATAATTATCTCGTTGAATGGAAAGATCAAAAACAAGCTAATGCGAATACTAATACCGATTATGCAAAAAGTATTTATATTCAATTTATAAACAATTTAAATTTATCGTCTCTCGATAAAAATGTATCTAGGTTTATCGAGAGAATAGATACAGATGATATATATGAGTTGGAATTATCTGTTCATTATTTTGCTGAGATAATTCAATCCCAGTTAAAGACTGTTCGAGATTTACGAGAAGAGGTTAAATTCTCTACAACAAAAAATAAACTAAAAACATCTAAACTAGGTCTACAAAAATATATAAAAAATTATATTGCTAGATTATTAAACAGTGATGAATTTATAAAAGAAAACACTAATACAAATATTAGCGATATTAATATCCAAAAGATTGCGAATAGTATTTCTGTTAACTTTAAAAACTATATTTCAGATGAGTTCGTGTATAATATACATGCTGTAGATAAAGACTTAATTTTAAATATTCCCAAGAAAGTTCTTAATGAAGTACCTAACGTATTACAATTAATTTCAATAAACAAAAATGGAAAACAATTAAAAGTTCAAACTAATAATATATCAACACCTAATAGTATGTTGAGTATAAATGAACTGTTTTCAAATTTTGAAAGGTTACCTGGTAGATACTTTAGAGGAGAAAGCAAAACTATAGACAACTTAAAGTTTTCTCATGAGAAGGGGCTAATAGAAAAATATCTAGCAAATGACTTATATCATTTATCTGGTAATAAACAGAATGCTAAAATAAAACAACTGTTTAATAATACTAATCCAACAAACAATTTAACTCAAAGATATAACCCTAACTTATACAATAGTCCGCTTAGATGGAAACATGTTGATATTTTTCCATATCAACTATCATTTAAAAACACTGGCACGACAAATTTCTATTCTAATGGATTAACGTTTAATATTAACTTGTCTGCATTTAACGGTCGTGAGTACGTAGTACCAAATCCATATAAATATGAACCAGGGGTTAAAGCGGTCGGATATATTAAAAATAGTAAAACAGGTGAGATTCTTCGCAATATAAAAATAAAACAAAGAACCCCGCTAATTTTTAAATCAAAAACTAGCACGTACAAGAATGATACTCAAGGAGCTTCTGTAGATGTTTATAATAATAAATTACTCCGCAACTACGGATATCAAAGCCAAGAGAATAGTTTAGAGTACTCTGCTACAGGTATAAACAGAAGAGAAGACAATATAAGCTTTTGGAACGACGCTCATGGTCAAATAGATTGGAAGAATACCGACACATATCCGATAAGCGTATTAAATGTTTATCCGGAGACTTCTCGCCTAGATGACTTGTTAATAACTAACAAGACAGGCATTAAATTACGTAGTGATGTATATGGTAATGAGTTTTACTTTATAAAGCCCGTCTACCCAAAGAGATACGCAGGAACAACCTATATAGAAGCTGAGGACACTACAACATCTGGGTGCACAACAGCGGCTGACTATTATGACGGGTTATATTTCAATCCATTGCTATCTGCTTTATCTGCAGCTGAATATGAAGCATCGGGAACTTTATATTCAAGTGTGACTGGAATGTATGATGAATTTATTGTAAATGATTCAACACTATGTTCTATAGCTGGAGCTGCGCTTCATGCCGAAATGGCTGCTCCGTTAACTGATTTTTCATGTACTACTATTCACACAGAGGCGTTATCATGTGGATCAGTTTCTGCAGTATCTGGTATTGATGGTGGTCCGTTTTTAAGTCATCCTGGTACATCTACAGATTTATTGAAAGGATATTTTACTGATACAACAGTACCATATTTTACAATTGATGCAACAGTTATATATTCTAACACAACAACTACATGGGAGTTGTCAACAACTAACGAAATAGCAACATCCGCTGTTCGATTGTTCGACCAACAATTTATAGGTGCTGGTGAGATTTATGTAAGGAATATATTTACACAAACAGTAGATCCATTATCGACAGCATTCGTCAACGTCTTTAATAAGCATACAACCGGTGATACAAAATCTAATATTCTATCAACAAGTAATATATTAGATTTTGATATTATTGAAAATACAATTTATATCCAGACATCAGCAGAAACAGTAACAGAATTATATGACTTCGTGAATGGATCATTTAAAAACAATGCTAGTTCGAAATCCATCGTAACGTAGTAAATAATTAAAATGTTTAGTACTAAACAATCAGATATATTTTACAATGATGAAACAAAGGAAATGTTTGTTTGTAAGGTAAGTGCGATCTCTGCTGATAGGTGCGATGGTACTAGTGAGCTTGTATACGGTGCTGTTCCATTAGTATACAAAATCGATAAAAATACAAATTATAAAAGTAGAGTATATCCTAGAGATATAGATTCTTTCAGTTTGAGTGCTAATTCAGATTTATTTTCTTTAACACCTAATTGCCCTGAAGGTACCAATTTTAATTCTATAACAAAACCTCTTATTAATTATAATAAATCCACATCAAGATATTCAGTTACATTTTTAGGTAGATACAGTACCGACACAGAAGGATTAGGTCTCAATAATTATATTTTTCAAGATATAAATTCTTACTTTTATTTATTAGATGCAAATATATACATACCTAAAGCTAAATTTACTGATGATCAATTTACATTTGAAAGTGGACATTTAAATTCTGATTTATATGTTGTTGGTAATACTGTAAGGAATGATAAGCCGTCATGGTTTAATCCAGCAGACGTAGAAGTAGAGAGATCAACTGACTATAAAATTGCTCCTATGCATGTACAAGCAACAAGTAGTTTAGGTTTCAATTTAGCATTAGGTAATACAAATGTAGCAATAGATTCTGTCTCTGGTAATGTCGCTTTTCCATTCATGTATAGTGGAGGGTTTATAACTTATAACCCAAAGTATGTAGCTTATGATCCTGAATATACTATAAGAGTAGATTTTAGAGCGAGATCTTTTAGTGTACCATCCCCAACAGCTTATGGTAGCTCTCAATCAGTTGGCCAATCAGCAACAAGATGGGTACAACAATTCACTTCAGCGACATCACCAGCACATGCTGGTCCTGGGGAAGGTTTTTGTGTTTCGTTTTTTAAGAACCCACCTAAAAACTCTTATGTAATACCTAACGGAGTTGGCTCAACATTAGGGTACGCTAAAGCAGGGTTTAGTTCAAACGAAGTCGCTGGTACTGCTCAGGCAACAGACGGTCTATATGTTCATGATAATTGGAACCCGAACACTGGTCCATGGAAAATAAAACGTGATGACAAAGGATCCTTCCTTTCAAATATAAACCCCCAAGGATATCTTGGCCCAGCAGATAGTTTTCTCGGAGTCGGGTTCGATATTGGTGGAAATTTCGCCACAACAACAGAAGACAAGAATCAATGGTATGATGGTAATTCTACGTGGACAGCAACTCCATGTTCTATTGGTATAAGAGGGAGTAAGTATCATGATACTAAAGTTTTAACTGCCTTTGCAATGAATACAGTAGCTGCTTCAGCTGTTCCAATGCATACATCAGCTGCTAATGCTGACTTTGTAGATTATAGAATCGATTTATCAAACAAAGGAACAAAAGTTACCCTATATAATAAACTTACGAGCGCTACAGATTATAATACTATAACAGAATTCCGGTTAAATAAACTCGGTGGAACAGGAGCTGGTAATAATTATACCCCATGGGAAGGATTAAGATCTGCAGATCAAATTAAAGATAAAGAATGGCCACTATTAAACGTAGGGTTATCCTTTACCACTAGTGATAAAGCAAGTAGATTTGAATTACATAAGTTTGAAGTTACTGGTGTTAAAGTAACTAACCCATGGGAAGTAAAGATTGAGAAGAAGACTGAAGCAGCAAAGAGAATAGATTACTTACAAGAGTCCTCTAAAAACTTACGGAAGAAATTACTTAATGTAGAATCTGATGATCTAGTTGATGTAGAGATGGTTGTACCGGCGAAGAATATAATAGCTAACGCAATTAACGAGGAAACAAATAAACCTCAAATTACAATGTGTGATGGGAGTAATCCTGAGGTTATCGAAGATGATGTAAATATTAAAATTACTGGTATAAGACCAGAACAAGTTGACAAGGCTATTGAACAAGTCGGAGAGAGTGGCTATTTACCTAAAATACCAGGAGGGGTAACTACTATTAAACATGTTGGAAAGGACATTAATATCGATACTGTTATAGCAGCAGAAGCAGAAGCAGAACCTAGTGAAACTGATTTTAATAAAGGATGGAAGCACGAACTCATGTGTGTGTATAATGGTAACCCTAACGTAGGCATCGTGCAGCATGGAATCGCTGGTGCGGTCTCTACTGACGGTATGATTAATTTAGGTGAATCGTTATATGCAGCAACTTGGAAGTCCGCCGGCACCAACAAACCCGACTGGTGGAAAGGAGCAACCAATTATAGGGTAAATTGGTGGGCGAATCATATTTATATGGTAATGTATAAAGGAGATAGTCTAGATAAAATAGAGTATGGTATAATATATCGAGCTTGGGATGTATATAGAACTAACATTTCCGGAGGTAATCCACCAGGCCATGGAAAACAGGGTGGGGAATCTATATCTAGAGAAAGATTACTTACAAAGATTAAAAATATAGATAATACTAAAACATTGGAGCAATCAATAATTACCGATTGGCAAAATAGTGGTCTTGATTTAAAGACTGGTCAAATATGGATGATAGATAATTTTAATCCTAGTGAACTGGCGAATCAGCCAATACCGAGTCTAGAAGGTGGGTTCACCACAGGGGCGGATGGTAGCATGGCAGATGCATTTATAGGAGAACAAGAAAGAGAAGGGGAAGATTCTGCACGATATCAATTAAGTAATCCAACATTTGTAATAGCTCCCATCGATGGTTCCCTTAAATGTCTTGCACCGGGTGATGATGATGGAGGTGGAGGTACAAGCACCGGTGGCAATCCAGTTATTAAAGGGATCGGCCAGGCGCCATTAATAATACAGTAGATATGAATACGTTTACATATACAGTAACAGCAACACCGTTAGCAACAGCGGGTACTAAGACTAAGTCTCAGTCGCTGACTGGTACTACTGATGTTACGTTTTCATTAGCTGGGCTATCTGCTTATGATGCATCCGTCGGCGGTGCTCATAGAATGAATAAAGTTGTTGTTGATTTTGATGATGGATAGGAATTAGTTATAACTAGACCATTATCTGGAACTGAAATACCATCTTTAACTGGTAATACATTTAAACATGTAATACAAACTGAGATTGTTGATAAAGCTAAGAGACATGTATATTTTACAATTTATAGAGACGACATGCTCGTAGATGTTGTAGACTTAAAGTTTACAATGTTTCAACCACCCATTACTACATACGAAGATATTAACTTACTTAAAACAGACTATTTTAATAATGATGACGATGATGAGAAAATGTTGTTGACCTTTATTAATAAGAACCCAGAAGTATTAGGTATAAGTTTATTAGATTTAGATATACCAAAGGAAGCTTCCTTTGACCCGTCAATTACCCAAAGTCAGGGGGTAAGTGCAAATTCATTTAATGTAGGTTTTACAACTGAATATATACAAACACAAGCATCGGATTCTAATACAGGTGGTGCTATTCAAGTAAACTTAGGTAACAATCTCAACGCAATGGGATTACCAAAAGAAAATGGTAAGGTGTCTTTCAAATGGAGAACAAGAGCTGCAGATACTGCAGCTGGTGGAAATACCAATGCAGTAATAAACTTACCTAACAACCCAACATTATTTTATATACCATTAACTGCCAATTCTGGGTTCGTACACTTAAGCGGATTCTTAACTTGGAATTGCAACGATTTATTAAAAGATATAGATTTAAGTACAAAAACAATAACAGTACCATTACTTGATATTACTGGTACTAAAACAACCTTTAATTTATCAAATTATTACTTTACTAATGTAAACGTTGGAGTAGGGACGTCAATGACAGGTCTTACCTCTGGTGGATACTTTTACGTAGATTTATACGATATTACAGGGTGTGATAATATAACAACAACAACTAGTACGATTACAGCGTTTGTAAATTACTAATAGAATTAAATAATTATATGGCCATAGAAGATGAAATTATTAATATTACCGATATAGATGTAGGTACGGAAATATTAAACAACGATAAGCTGATTATCGAGACTAATAATGGTACTAAGCTAGTAGCTTTTAAAGACCTAGTTATTGGTGAGGATAACATTACATTTAAAGACAAACTGGTTCAAGGAGCCGATGCCACTGGAGCATCATCTACTACAACGTCTGTCGTCACAGGATACAATATATTAACATCAGATACAACAGCTGGTCACGTAATAAAGTATGCCGATATTAGTGGTACTGTTGAATTAGGTAAATTTAATTACAATGGAGTCGCTAAGTTTGCCGAACTCTCTGCTACAATCGCACAGAACCAAGCTAGTATTGCAAACGCGAACGAGAACCTGACAACTATCAATCAAATACTACAGAATTCATCATCAGCAGCTCTTGCTGCTGTTACTGTAACACTGAGTGCTACCAATTTTAAACTTGGTACTGCTGATAGTGCTAACAATGGTACTAAAGCAGTAGGGTTTAGTAATATAGACCTTAACCCAACAACTACTAACCCTGACTGCACTTTTACAGAAAATCCATTTAAAATTATATACCCGAGTGATAGTGATGCTTCGTATACGGCTAGTTGGATACTATACATAGCTGATATAGTAGTTAAACATCGCACCGGGAACGATGAAGTAATATTATATGTTAATAATAGCGCAGTAGCTCGCGCAAGGTTTTCGAGAGATGGATCAGGTTCGACCATGACAGCAAAGATTCAAACCTTTCAATATATTCCAACCAGTGCTGAAGTTACATTGCAATTTAGTGGAGCTAAAAACACAGCCACAAGAAAAGGAACTACTTTTGCTGGAGTAAAAATTAGTTAAATAAATGAAAGTTAATTCTATTACTACAGACAGTGTTGTACCAGTTGAGTATAGTCATACTCATGATGGCAAAATATTGTTCCGTAAATATAGAGAGAACTTCGATTTCGGACTAACAGTAGATCAATACTATTTTAATAAAGACGCTAAAGATAAAAAAACTAATTATAACACACAATACACTCTTACTGATTTACAACCATTATCTACAATAGCTGAAATACATATTCCATTTACCGAAGAGTCAGTAAATGTATTTTCTTCTACTATACAACATGATGGAAAATATTTAAAAACTGATTATACAACAAATATAAATTCTATTTCATCTACATTTGTAGATTCTTCTGAATTTAGTACTTTAAGTAGTCAGTTTTTCTTTACACTTAATCTTAGTACTATTTCAGTACCTCAATCTGCAAATATTACTCAGAGGGAAGATAGAATTACTATAAGTCAAGATTATAATAGTATTACATATTATCTTAGTGCACCTACTCATCAAAATACTACTGCACTATGGACAACAACTGGACCTTCATATTTTAACTATGCATTAGATAATAATAAGCTCACAATACTTTCACCGAAGGAATATACTTCAACACCTGGAACGTCTGCTAATGTTTTAGTTAATACAGAGGTTAGTTTTTTAGATGTTGATAATGGTAGTTTCTCTTCTAGTACTTCAGGCACAAACGCTGCGTGCGGAGATAAGTGGACAATTGATAGTGGTACTAACGGTGGTCTAGGTGATGGTAATTCAAAATGGGATTGGAAAACAGGTGCAGCAACACATACAGCGGCCGCCGGTGCTGATAATTTATATCAAGACGTAAATACAATTTTAGGTAATAATTATGAAGTTACTTTAACTATTTCTAATTACAGCGCTGGAACTGTAACAGTATTCATAGGAACAACTGACGGTAACGCAGTACCATCAGAGAACGGGACACATACCGTAATTGTTGATGCAGATAATAACGTACCGAATAGATTATTTATCCAAGCCTCTGCGACTTTTGTTGGAACGGTCGATGACATATCAGTAGTTATGATACCTAAACAATCGTTACATTGGAAGGCCCCAGCTACATCATGGCAGTCAGAAATGTCAACATTAAGTGCTAGTTACTTTGATATTAATAGATCTATTCTTACAAAGGATTTTAAATCTATACCAAACAGTTACACAAAATACACCTCTTCTTTTAATACAGATACTGTAGATTTAAATACATCAACAGTTGTTAATCATATAAGTAATAATTACTTTGTATATACTAACAATTACAATTTCTATGACAGTTCTAATTCTGTTAATGGAAGTAAAAATAAAGCTCACGTAGACTTTTTTCCGTTAAAAAACCAAGCAACGTTACATGAATATTATTCAGAGAACAATCACTTTAACTCTGAACCTGACTATTTAAATCGTATATATGAAAAGGTAAATGCAGGTACAAATCAACAACGAGGTTATGATAAAATAGGACTGTCCTATAATATTGGTACATATGATATTGTATTTAAACCAAATAAGCTTACATACTTTACTACCCCTAATTCCCTAGCACCTTATACAGTCTTAAACATTAAAGACTCAAAATTAGAAAAGCTAGGATCAGTTGCTGGTGATAATCCGTTAATGTCTGATAAGGTGTTTAAGCGCAGAGAGAATGTAAAAAGTAATTCGTTTAGTAATAATGTAGATCCAGTATATTTATGTAGCTGGTTATCTGGTAATAGTGACGGAGATAAAAGATGGGTAGATAGATACTACAACCCAACCATCTCTGATTTTACTAATGCATTATCAGGTACATCTTATTATAAAGTAGTAACAG